CAGAAAGGCGAACGAAACCGCGTCGAACACGTCAGGCGATGGCAGGTTCTCTTTCTCGCGCATGTCCTCCTTGCTCATGATCTGGCGGCGCGCCTTTTCGTCCCAAAAGTACGGAATGCGCGAGCCTTGTTTCACGAGTTTTTTGATGAACGATTTCGGCACGTCCGGGTTGATGCCGAACCGGCCTTCCTGCATGGCGCGCGCAAAGCCGCACGACGCCTGCGCGCGCTGGTTGACGTATCGATCCTTGTATTCCTTGGCGAAGTTCGGATTACCCCAGTTGACCTTTCGGTACTGGGAGAACCCGTGCAGGTCGAGTTGCTTGCACACGATCAGGCCCATACCGCCCGCGTCGATGACCGCCGTCGCATTGCTGCGCTCGCGCGCGGCCTGCGTGATGACGCCGTGAAGCTGCGCCGGGTCTTGCGTGTTGGAGTGCAGCGGCACAGAGATAAGCTGCGCACGGCGCGCGTCCGGCCCGTACTCGTTGCGGCCGATGACGTGCAGCGCCGGCATAACCGTTTCGTCGCGCCATCCGCCGCCGCCCACGTCGACCGGCAGCAGCCAGCCCCACGGTTCGCCCGGCTTGATGACGGTGCGCCCGATACACGACTCGATGGCCTGCGAGCCAATGAGGTACTTCGACGAGTTCTGAGGGAACAGGCCGCGCACCTTAATGTCGTATTCCTCCTCCGTGTACTGCGCTTTCTTTTCGGCGATGAACTTCGCCGACACGATGGGCGAAAACTCGGAATTGAATACGAGGTTGTTCCAGACGCCGCCCTCCTCGCGCGAGAGCGTGTGATGCGTCTCGTAAAAGAACCCGCTTGAGCGCGTCGGCTGTGACGCGAGGCACATGCGGTTACGCTCGTCGGTCAGAGAGCCGGTGATAACGCCGAAGTTATCGTCTGGAATGCCCGATGCCTCGTCGGCGAGCCACAGCAGCCAGTCACGGTGCGCGCCCGCGAGGTTTTCAGGTGCGCCACGCGGCGCGGATTTGGCGATGATGAACCAGTTGAGCTTGAAGCCGCGCACATAGACGCGCTCCGACTCAATGGTGAAGTAGTCCCATATCCAGCCCTGCGCGCCGGTCTGAATCTTGGCGGACAAGTCGGCGAACTCTTTCCATACACCATCCGAAACGGTCGTCAATTTCGGCGCGGTGAGGATCGTATTGGAGAGGAAATAGCAGAGCAGGTGCCACAGCGCGATGATGGCGAAACCGCTCGTCTTGCCTGTACCGTGACCGGACGAAACCGACGTGCGCGAGCCGGGCTGACTGACGCTGTTAAACATCTGTATCTGATGATGCGTCGGCGCTTTCAGCCCGCATACCTCGATGGCAAACCGCGTGCAATCGAACGCGTACCGGTCGACAAAGCCGAGCCAGCGAGGATCGTCACGCAGCGTGCGCTTGTTCGCAGCCATTACGCGCCCGCTCCGCCGTTCTCCATACCCTCGATACCAGAGGCGGCGGCGCGGGCCTTCGCCTCCTCCTCTGCACGCTTGGCTGCCTCGATGCCTTTCTGATAAATCGCGTCGAGGTCGTCGGTGCTCGTCGTCGTGACGTTCGCCTCGATGGTCTGCTCGACTTGGTCGCGCCAGCCGATCAGATTCTTCGTCGCGAGCGAGGCAAAGCGCGAGTCATATACACCCGCAATGCCGCCCTCAATCAGCAAACTTTCCTGCAGGTCTTTGGCTCGCGCGTAGGCGTAAGAAAAGTCCGGGTGCTTCAGGCGGGGGCCATCCGGTGTATCGACCGTCGCCGTCGCCCAATCGTGCAGGGTTTGGCGGGTCACGTCGATGCTGTCCGCGAAGCGTGTCAGCGTCGGGAAGGTGTTGGGCACTTTGACCATTTCGGTACGCGTGCCGCCCTCTGCCTTGGCATCGGGCACGACGACCGCCTCAGTGCGCTCTACCTCGATGCGGAAGTACTGAATGAGGCGTTGGCAATACTCGTCGCGGTAGACAGTCGGGCGGCCGAACGGCTTTTCTTCTGGCGTGGCGCTCGTTGCCGGCGCTACAGGCGGTTTGTCTGCCTTGGGTGCGGCCTTACCCTTGGGCGGGGTCTTGGCGGCCTTTTTGGCGGGCGGCGTGGACGTGCGTGCGCCTTTCGGTGCGAGCTTGTCGGTCGCGGCCTTGCGCGCGGGCTTGGCGGCTGACTTCGTGGCGCTCTTGCGTGCGACCTTGCGCGCCGCCGTGTCGGACTTTGCCGACTTCTGAGCGGTGACGGATTCCAGCCCGGTTGCGGGCGCTTTCTTGCGTGTTGCCATTTCCTCGTTTCCCGGTTGGGTTAGAAAGCCATCTTTTGCTGTGCGTGGCGCTCAGAGAGGTACGGGATAGAGGGCATGCGGCCCGCTTTCACGTCCTCGATGTACGCCTCGACGGATTGGAAGTGCCGCAACTTGTCGCGGATCGGCTCGGACAGTGCGGATAGCTCCTCTACGGCGGCGAGGACCGGGGCGCTGCCCCGCAGGTCGTCGAATCCGAATTTCTCGCGCATCACGGCGATGGCGGAGTCCACGCGCTCAACCGCGGTGAGCATGCGTTGGTATTCGCTCGCGACCGGGTGCGCCTGTTCGGTGTATTTCACGATGGCGGTCGTCAGAATCGAGGCGATGCCCTGCCCTATGTCCTCGATGCCGCGCGCCATTGCGTGCTCGTGCGCGACGCGTGCGCTCTCGTCGATATGCGGCGAGAGGCCAAGCAGGAAGTCGACTGAGCAGCGATAGGCGCGCGCGCAATCCATCAGGAACCGGTAATCGTCGGGCGTCTTGCGCTTGCCGGATTCGATCAGGCACAACTGCGTGCTGTTCGCGTACCCCATCTTTTGCGCGGCCTCGACGGCAGTCAGCCCAGCCATTACGCGCGCGGCAATCAGGTTGTAGCGCAGGCGTTCGAGATCTTCAGGCTTGCGCGGGTCACGCTTGAAGCGCTGCAGCGCCTCGCGCACGAGCTTGTCGCGCTGGCCGTCCGTCATTTCCGGTTTCGCGCGGCGCGCGCTCGTGCCGTATCCCTTGGGGAGGTTTTTCGAAACTTTCATGAGCAGAATCCCAATACTCGGTTGATGACTTGGTCGAGGTCCGCGCGCGTGTAGCGCGTGAGCACGTTTTGCAGGAGCACGTTCGCGACGCTGCTGTAAAGCCGCTCGAACTCGTCTTGCTTCATGGAGGAAAAGCTGATGCTTTTGGCGCGCAGGCGTACCGTGCCGTGCAGGTTGGTCGTGACGACGTAATGCCCCGCGGCGATGGTCACGTCCTCGCGAAAGTGCTCGAAATCCTTTTGAACCTCGAAGCCCTTGTATTCCTGCACGGCCGGCTCCCATGCCTCAAAGCCGAGCGTGAGCAGCGCGAAAAACTTGCGGTGAAAGCGCGGATTGCGCACCTGCTTGACCTCGCAGCGCAGCAGCGAATCGGTCGCGTAGCGCTTGAGCAGGTCCGCCTGTGCCTCGTCGAGCGGGCGCAGCGTGCCGTCGACGGCTTTCGTGAGCAGGATTTCCATTACGCGCCGCCCATACGCTGCGCACGCGCTGCCGCGCGTTCCTCGTGCGAGGCGACAGGCTTGCCGTCGATGAATATGCGTCCGTTCATGCTCACTCGCACAACCCGTAAATCGACGTGCAGAGCGCGCCGGACTGCTCGCCCTCGATGCGGAACATGTCGAACTGGCGACCGCCGCGCCCAGTCTTGGCCCATTCGACGGCCTGCCAGATACCGTGCGTGTCATGGCGAATCTCGACCATGTCGCGCGAGTTGCCCGGCACGGTATCCGCCTCGAAAAACGTCGAGCAGCCGCGCTTGGCCGCGAGCGACACGATGCGCTCCCACTCCGCGACACGCTCGATTTCGGCCGGGAAGCGCTTGGAGACTTCGAGCAGTTCGTCTTTGCGCGCGTGGATGCACGGCATGCAGCCCACGCGGCCCATGCCCTGCTTGTAGAGCGGATTCGGCTCAATGCCGTGCTTGCGGTGCATGGCGAACACGTCATCGACCGTCCAATCGAGAATCGGGCGGTAGTTCCACAGTTCCGCGCCGCTCGCCGCGTCGATCTCCTTGCATTCGCGCTCAGGCAGGCTGCGGCGATTGATCGACTCATCGCGGCGCACGCCTTGCCACGA